ATGTTACACAAACAATATGAAGATGGTAGTTACCCACAAGTTTTAGCTACACCTGCGATGAATTTTGATTACTATAGAGGAAATATAGTAAAAGAATCTTGGTTTAAAGCCCTTGCTACGGAGATGAGTATTGATTTCTCTACAGGTCAGGTATGTTTACCAGCTTTTAATTGGGAAGGATCAGAGGTAGGTTATGCAGATCAAAGTTTTGACCCTAGTGAGTATTCTACAGACTCTATTGCTCCAATTTACAAAGATTTTGATTCTGTAAAAACGGAACCTTTAGTAGTACAATTAGCTGATATTTATATGGAATTATTTGAGCATAAAGATACTTGGACTGCTCTACCTTCCCCTAAGTTTTTCCAAGAATGTATTTCTAATATTCAAATAACTATTACAAATGAAGTGTACAAAAAACAATGTATTGCCTCAACAGGAATTGGTGAGGTACTTAGATGCTTTTAAGCAGGATACTAAGTATATTTTAAGAGCTGTATTTAACTATGCTAAAAGTTTATCTAGTACCGGTACTAAAAATTTTACAAATAAATCTGGAAATATTATAGCTATTTCTATTCCTCATTTAACTTTCTCAGAAGTTAATATTGAAGAGGATACTGGTATCTTTAAGTATGCAAACTCTTTTGCGTGTAACCCAGTTAATGGTGATGATGAATTCTTAATTGCTTTTCTATAAACAAGTGAGATTGGGGATATTAAATCCCCAATCTCTTTTTTCTATAACTTAAGAACAAGGAGTTTTTTATGTTCGTATTAACTAAAACAACAAAACGATTTATCCCTTCTAGTGAAAATTCAAATGAAAATCCCTTAACATTTCTTGTTAAGCCCCCTACAAAGACAGCTATACTAGATATTCAAGAAACTATTTTTAAATCTATTGACTCAGATACTGAAGAAATATCTATTGAGAATATTCCTTTAGTTACTTTAATGAATGCATATTTTGATTCATGTGTTATAGGTTGGGAAAATGTAGTTGATGAAAAAGGTGATTTAGTAGAATTTACAAAGGAAAATTTTGAGAATTTTAATAATTCTACTATTTTAATGGAACTCTATAACTTTTGTAGAGAGTTAAGTGAGTCATCTGAAAAAAACTAGAGGAACTTTATGATTTTTGCTATCTTATTAAGTGGTATCAATTACTTCCAAAAGAACTACAAGATACTTGGGATTGCAATTATTGTAAAGAAAAAAGGTTACAAAAAAGTAGGAATTGTAAAGGACAGTATGGGGTTCAATCCATTATTTTAGGTCCAAATTTAGCGTTTGATCAATGCCCTATAAGTTTTTTAATGAATCAACAATGTTCAGAAATTTATACATTAATCAAAAAAACGTTATTATCTGATTTTGGATATGGCGCTCCTCCCTCTATTATTTTGGAGGAGCTTAATATATACTTTATTTACAAAAGTATTATTTTAAAAGCTGAGTCAGACTATGATAGGCAGAATAAGGGAAGTGAATAAAAATGGCTTATACTGATCCCGTAAGAATGTTAAGTGATATATCAGAAGGTTTTAAGGATATAGCTACTAATATAGCAAAAATTCGTATGCCTAAAAAGAGTACTGCTTTTAAACAATTACATACAGAAGTTTTGGCATTAACTAAACAAAACCACGCTTTTAGTGACCAAATGAAAGTGCTTGGTAAGGAATTTAGAGAACTTGAGAAGAGGGTATCTAAATATGAAGTTGAGCTAGAAGATTTACGTGAAGCACAAATTAGATACACAAACTCAACTACTAAGTCTACTGCCGAAGGTAAAAAACAAGCCAAACTATTTAAGTTTCTTGGAAAATCTGCGGCATATTTACAACAGCAGTTACAGTGGTATCCAGCAAAAACAGTAACTTTTACTATTTTAAACTCTCTACGTGCAATTCCAAAATTGACTGCTGACTACGGACAAGCTTTATCTAAAGTTTCTTCTATTGCCCGCATGAGTTCTGCTTCTTTAGATATTCTTGATAAAAAAATCAAAGAAGTAAGTAACACAACAAAATTTTATTTAACTGATGTTGCTGAAGTTACAAAACAGTTAGCTCAAGCAGGTTTTAGAGATTCTGAGTTATTATCAGCTTTAGACCCAGTGGCAAAATTAGCACAAGCAACAAGTTCTGAGTTATCTGCTGCCGCTAATTTAGAATCTACTGTTATAAGAGCTTTTAAGAAAGATGCTAGTGAGTTTGTACAAGTTTCAGATGTTATTGCTAACGCAGTTGTTAATACACGCTTAAGTTTAGAAGATTTAAATACAGCTTTTTCTTATGTAGGCTCAGCTGCAGCTCAAACAGGTGTATCTTTAGAAGAAACAGTTACATTGTTAGGTATCTTACGTAACTCAGGATTGCAGGCATCTACAGCAGCAACTGGATTACGGATGGCTTTACTACAATTAACTGCACCGACGCGTAAAGGGCAGAAAGTTTTAAATCAAGCTGGTTTATCTGCTGATGACTTAAATATAGCTGATAAAGGTATTAAACAAGTTTTAAAATCTGTTACTGAGTTATCAAAAGTTCAGTTAATTAATATTTTTGGTGCTAGAAGTGCAAATGCAATTCTTGTGTTTAAAAATATGAGTATTGATGCTATTAACTCATTACAAGATATGATTGAGGTATCAGGTACCACAGCACTAATGGCACAAGAGCAGTTATATACTTTAGCTAATACGTGGGATATTTTAATAAATAGTTTACAAATTTCAGCTACAAATTTTGGAAAGTTATTTGAAGAGAATGTTATCGTATCAATAAGAGCATCTATACAAGGAGTTAATGATTTTAATAAAGTTTTTAAACGATTAACTGGAGTTGCTAATATAGTTTCTAAAGCTCTAATCGGTTTTATAGGAGCTATTTCTGGTCTTATTATTTTTAAAGTTATTTCAAAAAGTATTAAATTTTTAATTACAACTATGCTTGAGCTAAAAACAGTAGTACTATCATTAACTGGAGTACTAGAAAATGCGGTATTTGCTTTTGAAGCGTATGCATTAGGAGCTGCAAGCCTCGGAGAAGCTTTGTATTTTTTAATAGGTCCTCTCACAATTGTGACTGCTGGATTAGCCTTACTAGCAGGAGGTATTTGGTTAAGTAATGCTCAAGATTCAGAAAAAGTTAAATTAAATATTGAAAAAGCTAGTGTAGCAATGGGTAAATTAGTTGGAGATGCTACACAACTTGCTATAAAAATGGAAGAGATTAGTAATTTAAATTTAACTGAGGCAACTAAAAAAGCTATCCTTAAACCTATGCAGGATGAGACCGTTAAACAAGCTAACGATTATTTTTCTAGATTAAAGGCTCAAGCTAAAAATAATAAGTATCTAATAGATGCTTTGAATAAAGAAGAAGCTTATATTGTTGAGCAAATTAAAAAAGCTACAAGTGCAAAACAATTAAATGAGATTATTACTAATATTGGGAAGCATTGGACTTTAACGCTTGAGAAAACTGGAACTGAACTTAGAAAGTTATATGAAGAGCACGCTAAAATAGATATTACTTCTACTAATTTAGACAAAATACAAGAAGGTTTAAACTTTATTGAAAGTCAACTTGCTAATACTAATAATGATGTAATTAAAGCTAGTACTAAAACTGCTAATGAAATGTTTAGTGCTCTTGTTAATTCTCAAAGTTTTTTACAATATAAAACTCAATTGAATTCTTTTTATGAGGACTTACAAAAACCTAATGTAGCAATGATTCAGGCTTATGAGGCTGAATACCAAATGGCTAAAAAAGGTTTACGAGTTATTCAAAGCTTATTAACTGATTATTATAATGGAAAAATTACATTAACAGAGGAGCAACTTAATAGTTATATTGATTTAAACTCTGAGTTATTCAATATGATGGAAAGTTACGAAGGTCTTAAAAATCTTACTTTTCCATTACTACAAAAAGACGTTGAGGAAACTGGTAAACGTACTGCTAGTTTAATGTTTCAAAAATATTTTGATGGGTATAAAAAAGAAGTAAAAAATGCTAAAAATGCTGAAGAAGCAGCTGCAATAAGTAAAAAATGGCAACAAAAATTACACGATGATTTAAAAGCTCAATTAGAGTCAGACGAAGCAAAACAGGGGATATCTTTATCTGCGGCTGAAGCAAAAAGAATTATTAAAAAAACTGTAGATGAAACTGCTACTAATTTTGCTAATGCAGCTAACAATTACTCGTTAACTGACCAAATAGCAAAACGTTTAAAAACAGCTAAGACTAACTTATCTAGTGCTAAATTAAATTTAAATCTTACTGACCAACTAGTTAGGTATAATGAGGCATATTCACAAGATGCTCAAGTAGCTTTTACAAACGTTTTAAAGAAGGAAAGAGATTTTATTTTAGCTACTTATGAGGCTGAAGTTAACTCACTAGGTCAAGAAATCGCAGATGCTAATAAAGAAGCTAGATTAAGATTGTTAGATATAGAAGGTTTAAAAAGAAATGATCAAGTTGCAAATCAATTTTTAGCTAACACAAATAAACAAATACAGGCTTTAAAAGTATTAGCTAATTATGAAGAATCTACAGGTACTAAAAGAATTACTTTAGATACTTCTTATATACAAATTTTAAAAGAAAAACGTATCGAGCTTGAAGAGCTAGGTAATAAATCTGGGGATACAATACTTAAGTTAGCTAAACTAGATAAACTAATAAAAGAACTTGGAGAGGATATTAATGAAACTAAACTAGCCCCTATGACTGAGGAGTTAAGTAGTTTAAATACTCAAATAGAAGATATGACATCAATACGAGATTTTGAGTTAGATAGTGGTAACTTTATAGAAGTTTATAAATTAAATAAAAAGATTTATGCATTATACGAACACCAATTAGAAGTATTACGAGAGCAAGCTACTAAAAAACATGAATTAGGTGAACTAGATGACAAATCTTATGAGGCTATAATGGCTAAATTAGGTTTATTAGCAAAACAATATAAAAAATCGTATTCTCCTATAGGACAAGTATTAAAAGAAACTCAAGACTTATTAAGTGACTCATTTTCAACTTTTTTTAAAGATGCTATTTCTGGAACAAAAAAGTTATCAGATGCATTTAAAGATTTAGGTCGAAGTATTGTAGATAGTTTATCACAAGCTTTTGCTGATGCAGTTGCTAATATGATGGTTGAATGGGCAATTATGGCTATGGCATCATTTATGCATACTGGAGGAGTGGTAGGTAAAACAGCAACAGTAAAAAAACCTGTAGATCCTTTAATATTTGCAGGTGCTCCTAGATTACATAATGGGTTAATGGCTGATGAATTTCCAGCTATCTTACAAAAAGGAGAAACTGTATTACCAAAAGATTCTACTATTGTACAAACTCAGCAGACTGCTCCTAATGTTGAGGTAAATGTTATAAATCAAGTAGGCGATGCAGAAGTTGAGAAATCAGGGCCTAGATATGACGGTGAGAAGTATGTATTGGATGTACTTCTAAAAGCAAAAAGAAAAGGTAATCCTCAAATGAAACAAATATTAGGTACAGCATAATGGGTGATAATCATTGGTTATTTAAAACACAAGATGGTTTTGAAGTTTTTATAGACTGTGGTATAGTATATCCTGTTGAAAAAGTAGTTATTTCTGATACAATAAAATCTTCTTCTGACGATGGGTATGTTATTACAAGACCACGTAATACTCGGAGAAGATTTAATTTTAAATTTAATTTACCATATATTCCTTTAAGTGACGCACAAAAACTTGATAAATTAGATAAAACAGTAACTGGCTCTGAGTGGTTTGAGTGGTATAATATTTTAGAAGATAAAATTTATAAAGTTCGATTTCAAACTGACTCAAGACCTAAATTCACTTGGGAAAATAATGTTTACGTTACAGTTGATTTAGCTTTAGAAGAGGTTTAATATGAGTAGACAATTCACCCATTCAATGATTGAGCAGAAAAATAAATTAGATACAAAAAATCCTTGGTTAGTCGCTATTGATATTGAAGTTGATACTAATACTGATGGTAGTATTGTATATGAATACTATGTAAATAATAATGAAGAGCTTAATTGGGGGGGTACTACTTATTTACCAGGAGCTTTTAAATTAGGAACTTTACCTGCAAAATCAACAGGTGAATTACCAGAAGTTTCTCTTGACCTATTTAATAATATAGAAATTGCTAAAAAAATTGATGATAAAGATGGATTTATAGGAAAACGTATTGATATTTTTTTAGTGTATGCTTCGTATAATGGTACAATTTGGAGTATTCAAGAAATTAAAGATGATTACCCTCTTCAATCATCTTTTGTAATTATTGGCTGTGATATGTCAAGAGATTTAGTATCTTTAACACTTGGAACTCCTAATTACTTAAATAGACCTTTTCCTGCTAGGTTATATCATAAGGATTTTTGTGATTTTTCGTATAGAGGAGAATTCTGTTGGATGAGAGATTATAAGTAT